TCTTAACATTTGTTTTTGTTTTTATAATTAATAATTTATTTATTCGAGCTCTTTAAATTGCTCAATGTTTTGTAATCTTTGTTCTCTAACTCTATCAGACATTAAACTGAATGCTATGTCAACTATAACTACGTGAGTAGATGTATCTAACTCTGAGTTTCTCTGGTTTGCAACAGTTGTCCTGTTTACTACAATATTTTGAGGTGTTTTTAAATATCTCATATGATAAGTAAGGATATTAAAAGTACCGTCTGTAAATAACTCATGGCGTTTTGCAGTTGCAGGGTTTGCTGGATTAATACCTGAAGTAAATCTAGAAAACTCTGTACGCCATACTCTACAATCACCATATGGTTTATAGAATGGCTTTTTGTATTTACTCCAATTAAATCTTTGCATTTCATTATGAGCAATATCTACTACATAAGCAATGATTGGAGTATTTTCTGTGCCACATTCTATTTTATCTGTCACAACTTCTTCATAGATTGTGTACATATGGTTACTCGGTAAATCAAAGAACTTCCCTGTTACATTATTATTTACAATAATCCCAGCTTGAGAAGCTGATGGAGGCAAAGATGGAGCATCTTGAACTAATGCTCCTAATCCTTGATTCCTTATTTCTATTTCTTCAAAACCTTTACCTTTTCGGTTATTGATTTCGTCGTAATATTTTTTGACATACAAATTTTGGGCTTCTGTAAGAACAGAGGACAATTCAAAGTCTTCATATCCTGGAGAACCAAAACTACTAGATCTATCTAGTTTTAGTTCTAACTCGTCCGCCATTTCGTTTGCAGTCATAGTTTATTTTATTTTTTTGCCAATTCAATTTTGGCTTTAATTCTTAATTTAACTTCTTGGTTGTCAGGATTAGAAAGATACATAATTGTATCTGACAAATCTCCTAATTCCGCACCGTTGTCAAGAGTATATCGTTTTTCTCCTTTACGGATAATTGCTCCTGCTTCGATTGCTTCTTGTACAAAGATACGCTCATTGTATTGTGGATGATTAACAATTTCCAAGAAATAACTTGGATTACTGTCCACAATAGATAGTACTTCGCTCTTTAACCAATTTTCATCTTTAAGAGCAGTAGCTGGTATAGCTCTACCAAGTGATTTAATAAATCCAATAGTTGCTGTTCGGCTGTTTGTAATCTCTGCGTATTTAAGATATGCTTGAGATTTAATCTCTGCTTCTTCAAGTTTTTTGACTGTTACTTTAGATTCGTCAACAATCATAAACTCGTAAGTAGCTTTTAGTACTCTTTCATCATAAGACGGAGCTACTAGCATTTTATTAGAAATTAAAATCAAATATTTTAACATATCCAAAGGTTGATTTAAATTTAAAGTCGTACCTTCTTTAGTTAAAATTACTCTACCACGACGATCTGTTCTCCAGAAGTTTTCATCGTTTGGTAAAGTAGGATTTAAATCTACTCCTAATTCTTTTTCAAAGAACTCTTTTTGTGTCATCCCGTTTGGATAACTTTCTTTATACTTTTCAATTAATACTCGATTATAATCATCTAGTATTACTTTAACTCCTCCTCCGTTGTTTACACTGTTCAACGGAACTTGGTAGCTACGTTTTACTTTGTTTAACAAGAACGGATCTTTTGCTCGATCTTGTCCTTGTACTAATAAGTTACTCCATTTCCCTGATGATTCTACTGGTTTTACAGAAACTATTCTGTTTTGTAAAAATGTCCCGTAAATCGGTTTTACTATTTCTTTTTCTGCTGTCTTCATTTTTGCTGTCAATTAATTCTCTTATTTAAAAATGCCTCTCTGGGGCTTTCACCTCCCAGAGAGAACATTTTGTTTATTTATTAGCGAGATACGTTCAAACGTAAATCAACTACTTTAGTAGGATCTTCGATCATCATACCTCCCCATTTTTGGAAATGTACTTCATAACCGTCTACACGAGAAGCTACCATTTTTGGTGAACCTTTTCCTGCAGGAGAGAATGGATCACGCATACCAGGGATGTACGCCCAGTTGTAATCAGGAACTCCTTTAGGTTTAACTCGGTAGATACCAGCGTTATCACCATAATCAAGAGCTAAGATACGGTGAGATTCTACGATACCTTTTCCATCTGGGTGACGTTGTGGGAAGTAAACATCATCATCAAAGAAATCAAGGATTTCAACTTTGATAACAACACCGTTGTACCACTCATAAACGTTCCATTGTGGTTCCATTAAGAACTTAGTGTTTTTACCACCAAGGTTTCCTGGATCAGAATTACCCATCAAGAATTTATCAGAGATTACAGTAAATTTACCTGTACCTGATTTAGCTTGAATTTGCTTAGAGATTTCGATAGCACCGAATTCACCTGTTAGCAAGTGGATAACACGTTTTCCACGCTCAATTTTACCAACTCCCATATCGAGTAGTAACTCTAAATGCCAATCTAAATCGTAAGAGTTGTAGTAGTGAACGTTAGATGGAGCAACTTGCTCAAAGAAACCAGCACCTGATTCAACAGCATACTTAGTCTTGTCATCTTTGTTCAAATACTTATGATCTGCAGTCCAGTTTTTCTTACCGTACATCAACATACGAGCAAACATTTCTTCACACTGGTGGTGAGCAACCATATCTTGGTAGTTAATCCAGATAGATTCTGTTTGTCCTTTGTAAGCAAAACCAAACTCTAATGGTTCGTTTTTACCTTTGTTGATTGTGTTACCTGCTACTTCATACTCCATACGTAGTGTAGAAGGACGGTTTTCCATTCTCCAAGGAGAAGTGAAATACGGCTTCGCACCTTGGTAAGAAAGTGTTGAAGGAGACAAAGAGTAAAACTTAGACCAACGAGTACCGATAGCTAACTCCTCAGAAGGAACTGTTTTGTTTGCATTATCAGTTACAAGTTCTACTTCAACTTTGTAACGAGAGCCAGCATCCATTGCTTTTTTAACCAATAAATGATAGTCATCAACTTCTCCACGAAGAACGTTAGTTTCTTCAAAAAGTGGTTCGTCAAAGATTAAGTAGAAACGCTCTCCGTTAGCACCAATGTTTGCTGGGAAAGTACCTGCAGAAATAGTAAGACCGTTGATTGTTTCAGCGTCTACTAGCGGCAAGTTTTTGTCATGTTGCCCTTGAAGCAACCAGTTGTAGAAACCATTTTCTTGTTCTACTTCTTTAACAGGGAAACGATCTACGAATTCACGTAGTTTACCTTGAAGATTAGTCTTGTAGATTTCTTTAATCACATTGCTAATCAACTGAGGCTTTTGTTGGTACAAAGAATGGAAGTGGTTGTCAGTAACCAAACCATTGTAATCTTTAGCTTCGTACCTTTGTAATGGAAGTAATTGAGCCATTGTTTGTTTTAATTAACTTGTTAAACGGTATATATTTATTTATTTCACTTTAAATGCTTTGTCAAGCATATTTAAAATCCCTTCTGTCTTCTTAGAAGATTCAACAGATGTATTTCTGCCTACTCCTCTTTGATCTTCTGCAGCAATAACTTTATCTAATTCATTAATTGCTGCTGTTTTTGCTACTGATTTTAGTTTACTAATATCTGGTTTAAACTTACCTGCTTTATCGATATTAAATAAGCCTAAAGTATCGTAATAGTTTATAAGCATTTCAAATTCTACAGGATTCTTTGCTTGCTTATAAGATAAACTGTTATATTCTCTTCCTGTTTTTTGATCTTTGTAAACAGGATTAATAATATTAGATTTTAATTTATCTTTAGATATTTTATTAAGATTTAAACCATCTATAAAAGCATCTCGAGAATCTATGTTAGAAAGCAACTGTTCAAAAGCTTTAGTCTGTGCTTCTTGTTGAGCTTTTGTTTGTTGTATCTTTTGCATTCTAGATTGCTCCACTACTTCATTTGCATAGTTTCGCAATTCTGGAACAGCTTTAATTGCTTTATCTTTTAGTTTTCCTATTGCAACCGCATCTTCTATAGCTTCGATTGCTTCGCTGTCTGAAAAATTTTTTGCCTTTAGCTGCTCAAAATAAATTTGTTTAGCTAGGTTTTCATCAGCTTCGATATCTTCTTCAGTAACATTGTCAAAGAACTCAAGTTTTTGTGCCATCTCTATGGCGTAACCTGCTTCGTCAAAAGCATCTTCTATTTCTAGAAATCTTTTCTTTTCAGGAGATAAACTGTTTTTCCAGTTTTGCTCCTTATGTTTAAAATGCGTATCTACTGTTTTATTTACAAGTTGTTTGATAGCATCTAGTGATCCAGGAAGTTCTTCTAATTCTGCTTCTTCTGCAGTAATTACTCCTTCTTTTACTAGCTCTTTCATCAAAGCTTTGTAAATAGTAGAGCTCCTATCCTCGTTTGAATCTGAGCTTTCTATTGTCTCTGTAGTCTCTCTAATCACTGGTGCTGGACGATTGTCGTCATCACCGCTTTCCGCTGCTACAGGTACTATTTCAAATTCTGGTGTTTCTCCTGCACTTTCGTTTGAAATTGGTTCCTCGCCTTTTTCTGCTGCTACTGCTGTATTGAGCTCTGCAGCTGACATTATTTGAAGTCCTTCAAATAAATCGTCGTTTTCTGTACTCATTTGCTGTCTTTATTAGTTTACAATATTAAAATTATTTTTATAGATAGTTTTAATTTTATTTATTAAAAATATATCTACTATAGCTTTATTTAGTTTCTTTTGCTTTTTGTGCGTCTTGTTGTTTTTTTAACCCAAGAGCTTCTCTTTGAATTTCTTCTTTTGCTAAATTAGATCTAGTTGTTTCTGCTAATTTTTCTTCAGAAATTCTAATTTGCTCTTTTTTGTGATTTTCATCAACATCTGTACGACGTAAATCTAAGAAATCGTCTATACCGTTTTTATCAGTATCTACTCTATCCATTTGTTTACCTGTCTCTGATAGAACCATTCTATCAGCTGCGGATGCTTCACGTAATCCTGCAATTTGTAAATTAGCTTCTATTTGCTCACGTTTAATAGCAATCTCGTCTTCATGTTTTTTCATCTCAAACATTTGTTTAGATTGCTCTATTTGAGAACGGCTTTGTAATTCTTGTTGTTGAAGTTCTAACTGTTGCTGTTTAAGAGCATCATTTTCTTCTTTAATTTTTCTAGCAGATTCTTCAAGACGTTTAGAAATTTCTTGTACAGATTCTGATTGTGTAATAGCAATAAGATCTGAAATAGTAGCTTGACCGTTTTGTATAGCTGCTTGTGAGAGAGCTCGTAGATCGTTGTATAACTGAGTGTCATTAGTAGAGTTAGATACGTGGATATCATACTCTGACATTACGAATTCATCAAACTTAGACACCATTTGTAATCCTAGATCGTCTAATAAATACTGACCCTTTTTAGGGTTTTTCTTATAAGCGTATTTACAACATTCTAAGAATTTAGTAAGAACTCGTTTTCTAAAATTAGCGTCTATTGCAAACCATTTTTCTGTAATATGGGATGTTTGAGATACTTCTAACTCTGTACTTCCTACTGGTTGTCGATTGCTTATTTGTCCTTCTCTTGCTCCTGATACTCCAGAAAGTTTTCCTAAAGTATTTTCAATATCAACAAGTAAGTTAGTGTACATACCTATTGCGTTAGGGTCGCCTATATTAACTTGAGTAGCAGTAAGAGTATTAAATGCGCCTGCAGATTTTCCTTGTGAAGGTCCTTTAAGGATCTCATTTGTTGGATCTAACCAAGCAAACTTGTTTACTGTTACATAACGCATCCATTCTTTTGGATCCCATCCTGACGGAATTAAAGAAGAGTTAATTGCTGTAAAAGATCCTTTGTATGTAGCGATTTCTAATTCACGTTTGTAGTATGCTATATCGTAAGAATATGCAAGAGGTTTCATAACGTCCATCAATGATTGTACCTTATAATCATTGGTTGAGTTAACAGATCCTACATATGGAGGAGTTCCTTTAGATTTATTTATAAGAGATTTGCTTGCATACGGTACAGGGCGCATTAATGTATAAATATGGTCAGCAATTTTTGTACCTTCCATCCACTCATTTACCCATATCCATTTTACAGTTTCTCCTAATTCTTTTTGAACTTTGTAATCTTCAGGAACCCAGTCTTTTTGTTCTTGGCCGTCTTCATCAAAATAAGTAAGTTCGCCTATCTTTCTTCTAGATCTCCAACATACTTTAAGTACTCTAACATTTCCATAGGTATCAAATGCACCTGCAAAAGTTCTTGTACCCATCTCGTTAGGATGGAAGATTGATAGAGCTCCTTGTTCACCATAGTAATCGTAAACAGAAATATCACGGTTAAGACCGATACCCCCGCCTCCCATAGAAGCATCTACTTTCCCTGATTCTAAAAAGTCTATGTCGTCTGGTGAAAGGTCTTCCCAGTAATCATCTATTACTTGTCCTACTGATCTATATCCGTATTCGACAATAATATCTGCATCTTCTATATACATAGAGTTACCTCCCATTGTATAAAGATTCATAGGATTTACTCGTCTCATTACAGGGTTACCACCAAGTACTCCACAGTACATGATTTCTTCACCCCCAACTAATAAATCTTCAAACGTGCGTAAGAATAAAAAGTCAAAATCTCCTTCTTTGTATTCTTTCTTTAGAATTTTATTTGCAGTAATCTCTGCAATATCTTGAAATTCGTAAGTTTGCCAACGAGTAAGTTTTTCTAATCTCTTTTGTATCTCTTCTTGAGAAATAGAAGTAGTGTTGATAATACCTACAAGCTCTTGACGAATTTGCTCCATTAACATTTCTTCTTTACGAGAAATACCGTCTGTGTCGTTAGCAGAAATATAAGCTTTAAATTCTTTTTTGCGTTTAGAGTATTCTCCTAAAAGTAAATTGATCTTAGAGTTTTCTATGCCTACGTGCTGAAAGCTTGCTGGTAAAGATTCTAAATCTAAGTTGTCAGGATTAATATATCTTTCAAAATCCTTTACGTTGATTATATTAGATCTAAGGTTATAGTTGGTTTTTTTATTCTTAAAGTTAGATCTAAGATTTACATCAGAGGTAAGTAAGTGCTCTGCAAAGTCTATATTTTTCTTGAACCAATTATCGTCCTTTTTGCTATCAGGAAGTTTTTGTCTAGGGAAACTAATATATCCCTGCATTTTTACTGGTGAAGATTGACTCATAGTAATAATTTATTTAAGATACAAATCTATGAATAAAAATTATTATTTATAGTACCTATTGGTTTTTTCTTTAAAAGGCCCATTTCTGCAAAATAATCATTATCTAAGAAAGTCTTAACTTGATTTATTTTTTCTGTTTGTTCTTTTACCATTGTAGAGTCTAACCACATTAACATACCTAGGGCGCTTACTCTATCAAAGTTTCCTTGAGGATTCCACATAATTAATTCTGTTAGTGCAGCAGAAGAATATATAGTTTCATAGACGCGTGTCTCGGAAGTTTCTGATATTCTTTCTTGTAACCAGGATTTAATCATATTACGTGCTTCAGAGTTAACAACACTAGATGCGTTAATACCTTTAGATGTGTTAGTACCTGCTTTATATGTATCTGTTGATCGTAATTGATAAGGTGTGTCAGCTAAAAGATACGTACACTTATGTTGATCAAAGTGGTTATAAAGTCCTATGAGGTTTTTCTCATACATTCCTACTGCGTTATAGTATAATAACAACTTTCTACATACTTCATAGAAATCTTTAGCTTCAGATGTCCTACCTGTATACTCGGCTACTATTTGTCTAGTGTAACGATTCATTACAAATATACTTGGCAAGGAATCAGTAGTAGATTTATCTTTATCGACGACGTCAATTCCTGCAATGTATGTTCCTCTAGGAATTACTCCTTCTGAGTTTTTTTGTGGCTTTACCCAAAGTTCTATACATCCTCTTTTATCATCGTTACGATTAAGTGGGAATTTTCTTATCGGCATTGCATCTTGTTCTGTGTAGAATTCTGGCTCTCCTTTTTCATTAAAACTAATATGTCCTTTAAAGCTAGCTTCCATGTATTTTCTAAACTTTCCTCCTTCTACTTCAGCAAGTTGTTCTTTAAGTTGTAAAGTTGGGAAGAATGCGCCTTCAAGAACTAAGAATGCTTCTGACGGAACCATTGGTCCATTGATAATCTCTGTCTGGTATACGGTAGGATCAGGAGATTTCTTGGCTATCTGCCGTTTGTTTTCAATAAATATTCTAGCTAGCTCATCGTTGGTGTCAAAGTTGGGTTTGTCTTTAAACTCATTCATTGTCTTAGAATAGGGCACAAAGTATCCTATCTTTCCACGATGTTCAAATATATCTTCAAATTCTATACAGTTGTAATCATTAGGATTCCTAAAGATAGTTTCTGCATATAAAGCCGCACGACCAGAGACAAGTCCTCCTGTTCCTAGTGCCCATATAACTAGATTTTTCTTTGCCTTAGATGCTTGAATAGCCTCAATGGCTCCCCAAGATTCTTTGATATTATACATGAAACCTACCTCATCTAATGCTACTAAGTTAGCACGAGTACCATTGGCTGCTAGCGGGTTGTCTTTAAATGTTCTATGGTAAAGTTTTGATTTAGAAATAGTAGAAGTGATATACTTGTTAGGTTGCATAGAGCCTGAAAAGTTTACTGCTAATGGCGAAGGGTACTCTTCGTCTCCCATTATAAATCCTCCAGGTAATAATTCAAATGCTGTTTTTACTTTAGCAATAAGTGGTTCTGTATATTTAGTATCAATTGCACCTACGATACCTTCTGATGAAATGTACTCCTTTCTTTTTCTTCTTTCCAAGTAATCATCATAATCTGTTGCTCCGTCAAATAAAAAGTTGTGAGCTAAGATTGCAGAAGTCGAGTAACTTTTTCCTGATCCCCGCGCTTGGATACTCATAAAATGTTTAGCAGAGTTTTTATATAGCGGCTTGCCCAAAGATTTACCATGGTTTTTTCTAAGGTAATCTCTAGCTGGAATATAAGTAAGTTTATTAGCTTCAGCTTCTGTGATTCTTTTAAGTTTGATAGCTAATTCTTTTTCAGGACCGTACTTTCTGTCGCAAGTAAATTGCTTATCATCTGAAAATCCTGAGAATCCACGGCATTCTTCATAAAGAAAAAATAATTCCCAATCTATGTCTCGTAAGAATGGCAAACCAAATGCTTGCGCTACAGAAGTATCGTCCTCAAATTGGATATTATGGAAGTTGATATAATAGTACAATGGACCAGGCATCCATTTACCAGAGCTCCAGTATCCTTCTATGCACTTACGTTTTTCTTCTTTCCAAAAAGAAATTCTTTCATAGTATTCTAACTCTGGATGAAAGTCAGGAACAGAATTTAATCTAAAATTAGAATTGTTTACTATCATAGTATTATATTATACTCGGCCATTTATCTGCAGGACAAGAAGATTTCATAGATCTTGTTTTAAATTCTAAAGAACATCCACAAATATTACAACACTCTGAAACAAACTTTGCACAATCTGTAGACAAACTAGGACATTCTTTACAAATAGAATATCTTAAGTTAGCTACATCTTCAACTGCTTGTTTTTTAATTATAGAATTACTTACTCCTTCTATAATTTCTTTTTTATTTTTCCAAATGGTTTTTAAATCTGGTATCATATTTCTCCTGAATCTGATAGTGATGCAATGTGTTTGCCTTTCTTAGTTGTCTTTTCCTCTTCGTAGTCTTTTTTAATTTTTTTATAATCTTCAAACATCTTAGGAGTATTACTTAGCATCTTGTCTAGTTTAACAAGCTCGTCAGTGTCAGAGTTTGTTATGGCTAATCTGTAAAGCTCTTTTAAAGAGTTATCCCTCATTACCATAATCTCGTTCCAATTAACTAATGCGCGTTCAACATCTGAAAGTACTAAATTTTTATAAGCATCTATAATATTCTGGACACTTGCCCATTTAAATTTTGCCTCTTTTATAAAATCTTTTGCAAGGATTTCTAACTTACTAGGATAATTAAAAAATTTAGACTCAGGATTAAAAGCATAAAAAATAGCCCAAAGTATCTTTGAGCTGTATGTTTTGTTTTTCGACGTGTCTTTAGAATAAAACTCATTAAATTCTTCTAAGATTAGTAACTCAGGATTTACTGTCCAAAAACTATTTTCGTGCTGCGCTTTCATTTTGATGCTTTTTTACTTTTTCCCACACTTCTCCGTAAGAAAGAGTTGTTATAAACTCTTGTCCATTAGAATATATAACGCTAGTATTTGGCGTTTCTCCTGGCGAGACTGCATTAATTGTTAAAAACGTTGTAGGTCTTACAGAGTTATCTGGATAAGTTATTTCAAATGTTATGTTCATGACTTGTAATTTTCTTTTTTAAGTTAGTATTACTATGATGTATTACTCGTTTACTAGGAAAAAATTTACCAAAGTTATCAATGTGAATTACTGGAAAATTTTCTATGTCGTACAGTTCTTCTAGATTCTTTTTGTTTTCTTTTCCTATAACATCAGCTATTTTAGCGCCAAACAATCTCCATATTTCTTCCGCCTGCATAAGAGTTAAACCGTGACGTTTAGCAATAGTGCTAATTATTTCTTTTTGTTTATTCATCAGGAAGAGTTAGAGTAATACCAAAATCTTCTTCTTCTATTACTGGTGCTTTGGAAGCATCTATATCTCTACTTGCATTTACTGCTGCTTTAGCGTGCTCCATAGCCATGTCTAGTTTTTGAGTTATTTGCTCCGTTTCTTCTTGGTGTATATTTACTATTTGCTCGTCAAGTTCTTCGTTAAAAGTCTTAGACGGTGTAGGAGTAGTAATAGTATTAACAAAGTTTACTTCTATCCTGAAGCC